GCGACTACTCTACCCCATCGCGGTAAATGTAATTGGCCGGTTAGTTCTGGAAACAACCGGCGCACAATTCTTAATATCGCTTTTTCCATTGTTACCAACTTATTTGCATGTTTGTGCCTTGAAACTCAACGGCGGTTATACGTTCGTCATTGGCAGTTACGTTTGGGCGTATCATTGGGGCTGCTGGCATTTTTGCGGTTTTGCCTGCTTGATGATCGGTCATGAGTTCTTTTGCTATTGTTACTGGTTTATCAAACCAAAAAGAATCAGCATAACTGCCAACAAATACTTTACCGTTACCCTGTTGATACCAAACAAAATCGGCAATACGGAACGCACGGCCAATATTGTTTAACATGGCATATCCTGAACTATCAGAGTAAAAACACGGTATGGCCGTATCAGCATAGGCTTTATCGGGTATTACAAAATCAACGCCTGTTTGTGCTGTTATCTCATCAAGCACTTGACGCATAGTTGGATGGCGCAGCATCACCGTTAAATTGTAAGCAAGTGATGCAGACCACTCACGGCAAAAAAGCGTAAACCAGCCATTAACCGCAGGTAGCACACGTTCAACATAGCCGTTAAATACTCGGTCAACCATATCGCCCCAACCTAAATCAACCGCAACCGGTGCTAACTTAGCCACACTTTGGTTAACGGTTATTTGGCAGTTACCTGGTGTTGATGCCTGTAGCACTACCCAGTGATCTTTCATATCAACTTTTTCATTATTGATATGAGCGCGAGCAATAAAACGAGCATTAGCGGTGGCCATTATGCGGTTCTTAGTTTTGCAAAGTTATCTTGTAGGTGCTGTTGTAAATTAGCGTATTGCACTTCGCTTTCACCACCTTGCTGATTAGCTTGCGCTTGGGGAGCGCGTTCCTCTACTTTTTCAGGAACCGACCTGCACTCACTAAGCGTAAAATTCACAGCCCATTGCCGGGTAGTTTCTTGTTCAACAGCTTCAATTTTACTGCTAAAACGCACTTGTTTAACCCCTAGCGTATTTGCAGTGCGATTACTTATACGATAAATAACACGCGCTCCGCCCTCAGTCGCTTCGGCTAAATTAAACAAATCGGCCAAGTTATCAGCCATAGTGAAAGGTAAAAAACCACTCACAGCTAACGTTTTAGCCTTAATACCCGTTTCAGCCTGATCAGTACTTGATGATTGGCCGCTGGCGTCTTCGCTGGCAAGCTCTTGGCTAGCCGTAATGCGAAGTGATTTAAGATTTATTGATAGCGAGTTGAGGTTTAGCATTTATCACCTAAAATATGTAAGCAAATATCTGATAGTTATGTAATAAAGCGTCATTAACTGGAGTTCCATCTTTAATGTTTTTAAGATTAATACTCCAATGAATAGAACCTTCATCACCTATACTTCCTGATTTCCATCTAGGTGATAATTCATGTGATAATGGACTGTCACCTATCATGCTCACATTGATCAAATTTGCGGGTTTATATAGCTCTAATTTAATATTACCGTTTAAAAGATCTGATTTATCAATACTTTTTATACCGAAATTTTTCCAACTGTCACTTAGTTCACCTCTATAAATAACACCTGCCGCTACTATTTCAGTACTTTCTTTCATCACACTATTTGGCACCTCTACCTTCTTATTAGTAAACTCACCATATACTTGGCAAAAACCACTTTGTTGTTCTATACCATCACCCGTTATAACCTCAAATTCTAATAAAGTAATTCTTTTAATAGGGTTATCTTTGTTATCTAAGTTTCCAGGATTAAACTTAATAATATTGCTGTCTTTTGTTTTAAAGTCTTTATTATTAAAAGAGAACTTTGTAATGTTACTAAACCTATTTGGTCCATATATTGTTTGGTCAAAGTAAAGAGACGATAAAATAATGGGTGAATGTGTTTGATCTGCTATATAACTGGCAAAATCAATATATCCTGACTTATTTGGATGAACATTGTCTGCAAACATTCCATCCTTTAAGTTTTTATAATCCCCTGTTCCATTTGTAGACCAGTGTAAATAATCGATAATTTCAACATCTTCAAATTCTGATTTAAAGTCTGTTTGGAGCCACGTATTAAATTCACGTGCTTTCTTTTCTTTTGCATCGTTGTATAGAGCATATGCGCCAATATTGCTTAGCATTAAAATAATATTATTATCTTTACAACTTTGTGCAAAATATCTGAAATTGTTTTTCATAGTATCTATTTCAATACCAATACTTATATCGTTAATACCAACATGCAAGTAAACTAAATGCGGCAACTGGCCACCAAAGTTCATTGTTTGATTACCTCTACCATCACCCACTTCTTTTATTTGATGTAATACATCCCTTTCCCATCTACTTTTAATATCTACAGATGTTTGACCACCAATACCATGATTTAAAAATGGAATAGTGAATTTGTTGGATAGCTCAAAGCTTAACTGCCCCACTTGCGATTTATAGCTTTCCATATAATCAACATTCCCTGAAGGGTGAAGCCTTCCGTGCTGTTCTGGATGACCTTCTGCAATAGAGTCTCCAATAAGTACAGCATAAGGCATAACCAAATCTAAATAAGCACCATACTCAGCTTTAACCAAAACACCTGTGTTTGCATCAGTAGACTTAATTGAGTTTGATTGATTAATATCATTAGGCTGATACGCACCATTTGAAAATGCTAAAGTATTAGCGTTAATGCATGACATAAAACCTTTCTTAATTCGATTAACTTCCTCAAACTTTTTATCTGCCTCTAACTTTTTTATAAATGTATCTTGCACCCAGCTTTTTTCAGAAAATTTTGATTCCGATCTAAAGTCATTAATTGTGTTTACATCTATTATTTGAACAAGTTTAAAAACATAATGTTCTATACCATTTACATCAATGTAATCATCCATTTCGGTGTTCGACACAGTAAACACCACTTGTGGTTCCCATTGGCTTGATGCGTTGCCATCGAAGTAAGCATCAACATATACAAATTGCGGATAGCTTTGCAAAGTTAATATTTTCTCATTCTTTAATTCCACACGCAGGCCACTTACATAACCTACGCCCGGTGTTACGCTAAATGTATTGGCGGTTGATCGCGGGACTACTTTAAAGCCATCATCAATAAACCAGTCCTTGCCGTTCATGTCGCTAGCGAGCTGGCGGGTTAGCTCATCCATGCCGCTTAAACGTGCAGTAAAGTCTAACTGCCATGTTTCTGGCGATACGCTAATACCCGCCAAATCTGCTATGCCTGAGTATTCAATACCAAAGTTACGGTTTAGTGTGTTACCGGCACTGCCTGGCGCGGTGATTGTTTTGGCAACAGTTGGTACATGGCTAATGGCTACTAATGTTTGATTTATTGACGAATACAGTCCTACCCAGTTAAATTCAAACGGGCCCGTAACGCTATCGAGAACCGTTGAGTAAACAACTACGTTGTCGTTAATACGGCCTGTTTGCTGCACGTTTTGTTGATGCACAATATAGCTGTTTGGAATGCCTTCGTTGCGATCAATTGTGCCGGTTGGGTCTTGCCCTGCTACGTTAGCAAAAATAAAAGTGTCTATGTCTAATTGTTGGTTAGCCTGTGCCTTGGTTGCAAATAACTTTTCGCCGGCAATCGTTATAACTTGTGCCATGGTTTAATACTCCTGTTTAACATTCGCGACGGTAAATTCAGCATGGCTGTCCATCGTCATAAATCGGTTTGTTGGTAATAAATTGGTATTTAATTTGGCTATAGTGAATTCACCATCACCATCAAAGTTTTTAGGGGGTGCAGCTACAGTTTGCTTGGCAATAGTCACGTATTCATAACGACGAGTCGTTCGCCCATATTGGCGGCATAATGCATTTATTAAATTTTGGCGTTCGCCTAAGTCGGCATCCAGCAGTTGCAAACTCACAACATCCCAATCAACCGTACTTATTCGCTCATCAATGGTTATCCATGGCATACCGAGCTTTTCAAACATATCAAGCCAGCCGCTTTTGCTCCCTGCCCCTTTAGCAAATGGCAAAGCGTACTTAACGCGCGTTCTGTACATCAGCTCTGTTTCGTTAGGTATTTGAGTAATGTCTCGCTCCCATGCGAGTAAATTAACCAACTCAAGTTCGGCGGTCATTGGGTCAAGCTGCTTAGCAGGCCATGCCAGCATGTCTGCTACACGCTGCCAATAAATAACGGCTGCTTGGCGTAGCTTATCGAGCTCACTAGCTGGCCTAGCCAGCCAGTAAGGCATTTTAGTTAGCGCTTGCCAGTTTATGTTCATAGTGCATTACCGTTTTCTATAGTTAGCGCAGTTAAGCGCGGCACATTGTTTTGGCTGGTTATATCGGTTTGGTGCCAATTTAATGAATCAATACCGTCAAACTCTCTATGTAACTCTTGGCTTAATCTGCTAAAGCTAAAGCGGCTAGCGGGTTGTGTTTTAGTCACTGTGTAATCGGTGTTTTCTCTAAACGCACTGCGTATAAAGTTTTCAACGTTTGTTAGCAATGCGGTTACTTGGGTCGCTAATAAATAGCCATGCGGGTAAACAGTTACACCTACACTCACATTTACACCTGGCATAGCAATTACTTGTAAATCGTCGCCATGACCATGGAAGCCTTTTTCCATTACGTATTCGTTTAAATCATCAATTAAGCTTTGGCTGGGTGTACCTGTGTCTAACAAAATATAGGCATTGGCAGTACCAGGGCCACGCGGTGCATCGTGTTCAAAAAATATATTGTCGGTATCAAGGCCACTGCGCTGGGTTAAAATAGCGCGATAAACGGCGTCAATGTGCCAAGGCGCTGCAGCGGTAAATGCGTTACGGGTGCGTAGTTTTAAATCTTGGTTTGTCTCGGCATCCGCGCCAAGCGCATCAAGCCAGTTTTCATCATTAACTGCACTGGCAATACCCGTTACCGACTCAGGTAAAATATGGTAATAACCTGCGCCTAGGTTGTATGCTGCCCCTGCATTTTCGGCAACAACAGGCACTAATACACTTGCTTGGTTTTCAGGTAAAATTACATCATCAACCGTTAGCACACGGTAAACTGTGCCGTTTATAGCGTCGGTTTGTATTACGGTACCGGCGCTAATTAATAAACCTGGTCCTGTAATAGCTGCGCGATTAAATCGCACTTTGCCATGTGCTCGCTCTTCACTTTTACGCGTTAAGTCGTGCTCCCATGCTTTGGCTTCAATAAATTCGCTATCAGTAGCCGTTTGCAAAAATAGATTAGGCAGTATTTTTTCTATTAATATTTTGTTGACTACCCATGTGGCAGGCTTTGCCACAATCGCGCTAATAAGTCGCCAAAATGGTGAATAAGGCGAGTCGTTAGCAATAATACTGCCGCTTTCATCTACGTCTTGTTTAAATAGCGTTTTCCAGCCGTCTTCTGTGGTGGGTATACCCGCTTTTTCTACAATGCGTTTAAAGTCAATTATTGGGGTTAAGTCAGCCATTATTGCGCCTCTATGATCAATGATGAAATAGCGCCAAATTCGATGGTTTTAGCATGCACCCACCATTGGCCTTTTTGGTTCTCGTTTTGCTGAACTTTTACCGTGCCAGGCATAATGCGCACATCATCTTCAACCAATAGCTTTATTTGCGTTTGGGTGTCTTGGGTTGTGCCAGTTCCTCGGTCGCTTACTAATAAGTTTGCAAGGCCTGTGTCTAAAATGGCATGCACAATGTCTTGAGCAATCACATCACGATCGGTTAAATACATGGGGTTGTGCCCTGCATCTAACACCACGTCGCCATGTTTAATCTGTAAATCGCGATAAATACTCATGAGTGCATCTCAACAAAGTTCATGTAATTGGTATCGCCTTTGGCTGGGTTAATCGTTACGCTGGCAATGTGGGTCGATTTTTGTTGGTTAGCGTTGCTAATTTGCTGGGTAATACCGCCGCGTTCAACTCTGCTTTGAACTGGGGAAATGGCCGCAATGCTTGGGGTGCTGCTAGCTTGTGGTTGTGTGGCTGGCACTTGCTCTAGGCCAATTAAACCTTTTACACCTTCAAAACTGGTGTCTATTTCAATGCCCGCTAGGCTTGCTAGTTCTTCAATTGCCCATAGCAATGGTGCGAATAAAAACTCTACGGCTTTCCATGCGTATTCAAGGCCAGTGAGTAACACGTTTACCCAGCTAATATCAGCAAAGCTGGCTTTTAGGTCATCCCAGTAATAAATCAGTGCGCCCACTGCTACAACTGCAGCGGCAATACCCGCGACAATTAAACCAATTGGGTTAGCGTACATGGCAATGTTTAGCGCCAGCATGGCTCCTCTTAAAAAAGTAATTGATGCTGTCCAAGCAGCGCTTATACCCCTGCCAATTAATGCGGCTGCATTCCAAGCAGTAGTAGCCATAGTTGCAGCTCCCATTACAATAGAAATCAAACCGCCCGCAGCTACTAAGCCCAATACACCTACAGCGGCATAGCCTAGCCATTTGGTTAGTGTTGGAAATTCTTCTGTAAAACTTAAAACGCCTGATCCCATGTCGGCAATTAAGCCCACAAAGTCGTTAAAGGCTGGCAAAATCGCAGAGCCTAACGCTGCACGTATTACATACCAACTTTGGCTTAAACGCTCGCTTTGGTCGGTCATTGCTGAAGCCATTTTTTCAGCTTGCTCCATACCTTTAACTTTACCCAAAGCGTCCATATTTACTCTTAATGCATCTGTATCTTTCGAAAGCAAATCAATAAACCCTAATGCTTGATCAGTTCCAAATGCCTCTTTTATTTCTAGCCTGTCTGAAGCTATTGTTAAATCACCATACTTACCTTTTAATTTTTCTAATATTTCTATTGTTGGTAATAACTTTCCATACTGATCAGTAAAGTTCATCCCTAACTTTTCTTGAGCTTTTGCAGCTCCGCCCAAGAATGCTTTGTATTGTGTTGCTGACTCACCTCCGCCAAGTGTTGACTGTAGCGTACCGAGTATTGCCATCTGATCGCTTAACGCTTCTTTGGATGCGCCACTCATTCCTTTGAATGCATCAGCCATTTTTTTACCGTCAGTCTTAAATACTTGAACTGCGGTAGCTGTCATGCCTGTTAATTGTTGTACCCATTCGCCTTTGCCCATTGATTCGGCTTCATTTTTAAATGTGCCATACATGGTACCCATATAATCTGTGATGGTGGCAGCGTCCGCTTTGGTGGCTGCAGCAAGCACGTTCCCTGATAACGTAAACGCTGATAAGTCAGCATCGTTAAGGCCTGCAATGGCGCTTTGTATGTCGTAGCTCGATTTAACAAATTCGGTAGACGATTTGCCGTACTTAAGCGCAAATTCGTATGATGTATCAGTCAGTTGTTTTAGTGCCGATTCGCGCACACCTAATGACTTAACCTCGCCCAATGCACGATCCATTTCAATGGCTGGCATCAATGCGTTTTGCAGTGCATAACCACTGGCCGCAATACCCGCAACGCCCGACGCCATTTTCATGGTGCCGCGTTGATAGTCGTTGGTTAACCCATTTAAGCTATTGCTTATTTTGGCAATAGGCTTAGTTATTTGGTCAACTAATCCAACGGTAAACATTAGCTGTTGCGGTAAACTCATTTACTTGCCCCCAAAGGCTTTGCACACGGCATTGGTAATTATGTTTTCTAAATCTTCTCGCTGGCGCTTAATAAGCCATGCAGCCCGAGCAATGTTTAGTTCGCTATCGTCTTCGTGGGGCAATATTTGCCGCCGATACGTTAGCAATTGCTCAAGCTGGTTGTTGCCTATGGCTTCAACCAGCGATTCTATTTTTTTACGCTAATTTCAATTGCTGGCGCAAACTCCTGCTGCAGCAAGCCACAAATTTGCATTGCTGCGCCTGGCGAATCACTTAACACTTTGCGTAATTGTTCTTTGTCACTATCAACAACCGAGCGCATTACAAAGTTATGCGCGGGCGCTACTTTGTTATTAGGCATAATGTCGTTTAGGTAGCCGTTATAATTTTCGGTGGTAACGTCAAAGCCCAGTTCTTCACCTGCTATTGTTAAAGTAATGTTCTTGTTCATGGGTTAATCCTTAGAATGAGTAGTTAATAATTTTTGTAACGTTTCAAATCCATCTCGCATACGGCTTTCCATACGATCGGTTAATTTGTCAAAATCGGTTTTGGTGGCGTAGGTTTCGGCCACATGGGTTTTATGGTCGCTTAGCTCTTTGGCCGTGGCTTTGTGGGCATTAAACAAGCTCACTAACAGCGGCACTAATATGGTTAGCACTAAGCTAATAAATGCAATGGCGACCATGAGCCACGTTGCTACTTGGGTCATTTTGCTACTCCTTGTCCTGCCGTTTTTTGCATTAGGTTCATTAATTTGTCTTTATCGTTCGAGCTTTTAGTAGCGCTTAACCAAAATGCAGCGGCGTTAGCTAGCAACACGAACAAGTTGCCAACCAAATACACTATTAGGTCACGGTTTCGCTCAATGTCGGGGCCGTAAAACAAAGCACCTAATACCGCCGAGAACAAAACAAACAGTAAGATGGTGAGCGTTGAGGGCATCCAATGATCTTTATTGTTAGTTCGTGCGTTTTGGCGGTCGTTTAAATCCGCTTTGTATTCTTCAAGTGCAATTTTTTGCAGCTCAATATTAGCCTGGCGTATTTGCTCACGTTCTTCGTGTGCCCACTGTTGCAACTTAAGCGCTGCATCAGGGTTATTTTTTAACTCAGCAGCCACCGCTTCTGGCGTATTTTCTGTGCCTAATGCGCCCGCAATTTGGCTACCAATACTTACCGCTAAACCTACAGGGCCAGTTAATAAAGGAGCTACTGCGCCAGCAATACCGCCTACTGTGTTTGCAATTTTTTTCCATTCCATAATTATTGCCCTGCCTGTTTTAAATAACTTGCTTCACGCCAACGGCGCGTTGTGTATCGGTCGCCAAAATCTACCAGTTCATCAATCATAGCTTTTGTATTTTGAGTAATGGCCGTGCGCCAAAAGTTGGGGCAACGCTTTGCTAAATTGCCATACTGAAACGCCACCGATGCAATCACGGTTTGCATGGGCTCTGGCAGTTGTTCAAACTTGATTGCTGAATGTTGGTTATACTTTTCGACTAACAAAAATAGCGACTCAAACTTTGCACAGCGATCAATTAGCGTTGCTTCATCTTCGGTTACTTTTAACGGCATTAGCTTAAGCATCATCTCTGCGTGTTCGCCGTGTTGCTCGCAGTACGGTACTAACTTATCGATTAATGAAGGTCGTGCGATAAAAAACATGCGCTCTAAGTCTTCGCGTGATCGCTGGCCAATATCAAAGCCGGTGGCAATAGTTACCCCAGACCTAGAATTAGCCGCATCGGGCACATAGCCTTTTAACTGCGCGCCGCCTTCAAGTTCTGAAATAAAGCTGTAATTCACTTTGATATTGTTCATTTTGCTACTCGCTTAACGATTGGCACGGTACACAGCGCTGCACACCTTTAATGGCTTTTTGCCGCGCTTTGGGTATTGGGTCGCCGCAATCAATGCAATCCGTTGCACTGATCACGCGGCTGTTGTTAAGTCCTTTTAAGCGCTGATCGGTAAACCGTTTTTCAGCGCGTTCCTGTGCTATTACTAGGTGGTCTAGATCATCCATTTACTAACTACCTTATTGCACTATGTTTTCAATTTCTTCGGCGCGTAAGTACGGCACACCGTTGATTTTTACAAAGTCGGGGTCGGTTACATCAAACGGAATTTTAAACAGGCTGGCTTGGCCACCTTTTTTGTCTATGTCTAAAATGTCGCTTAGCTTAATGCGGCAACCAAACGCTTCTACTTTTAGCTCGTCTTTGCTGGTTTTTGCATAAAACATAATGTCGAACGGTTCCATTGCGCGCCAAGCGCCTGCACTTTTTGCCGCATCTGATATAAGCGCAAAGTTACTGGCGTTAACCGATAGCTCACCGCTGGCCGCTACATCGCCATCAACAAAACCATCAGGCACGCCACTTGTTTGGCTCACGGCGCTATTGTCGGTAATAGCCAGTGATGCCGTGTCAACTTGGACCATAATGTCACCCAAGTTCACGTTAAAATTCATTCCAGATAAACGCATGGTTAGTGCTCCTAGTTGCTGCTTAAATCAAGCATGATGTTTACGGTAATTTCTTTTGGCGAGTTGTAAGGGCGAACAACCAAGTAAATAACCACCGCTTTGTTTGTGGTCCATACAATCGTTACATCGCCCTCTACTGGCGGCTTAATATCACCCGGAAACTGCGTGCCTAAAATGGTGGTGCTTTTGCTCATGGCGCGCAGTGGCTTCATAAAGTACGACTTGTTTAGTTCAATGCTGTTAGGCGTTGAATTAAGCGCACGGTTTGCAACACGGCGAATAGCTAATACCCGCACTTCTCGGCTGGCTTTATGCACTGGGCGTAAATGCTCAAGGTATTGGTAGTCACCGCCTGCAGCGTCGAGCGTTTGGGCATCGCTCCAATAAACACCCTCAAAATCGCTATACCACTGCGGTACGCTCATGCGTTTATTTGCTAGGGTTTCTAGTGTGGCAAGAGACAGCGGCTCGTTTTCTCTGTCAACCGGTGCCGCGCCTAGGCCTAACACACTGCCCGTTGCTACGCGCATGGGGCTGTCGGCAATGCTTACGCTGCGGTCACATAATCGCCCTGCTAATACGCCTACGTTATTGCCGTGTAATTGCGGTACGGGCACCACTAAGTGCGCGGCAATATCGGCTTGCAATGCAATGGTTGCGGCTTCATAGGTTGGCCATGTTTGCGTAGCTGCATCAATACCAGGCACGGCAACCAATGCCGATACAAAACGGCCTAATGTGGCTTGCAATGATGTTAGGTGATCATGAATATCTGTGAGTTCTGCGCTTGCTGTTTGCTCAGCACATACCACTACCATTTCAAAGCTTTGTACTTCGTTGGCGCGGTCAATGGCATCAACAATGGTTTCCAGTTCGGCCATTGGGTAAACCGCTGCGGTCCAGTTTTGGCCTGCGTTTAATTGCGCAGCAATAAGCTGATCGCGCAGTGGGCTATCTGCAAAGGTTTTTTCTAAGTCGGTTTTAGCGCCAATGCTAAATAATTGGCTTTCTTCATCAACCGAACCTGCACGGCCAACAAACAAGAAGTGTCGCTCAACACCTTGGATGTCACCTTGCCCTAAATTCAAATTGTTAACTTGCACTTTACCTAGTGACATGTGTTTATCCTC